AGAAAAGCGTGTTTACTCACTACTAGACAATAGGATAGACGTTCACACAAAAATTATAGATCTTTATAAAGAAGTGCTTGACTAGCACACAAACACTCACTAAAGTGTACATCTCATCAACGATTGGAGGAAATATGAGCAATAATGTGACCCCTGAGAAGCTGACCGAGACTTACTTGAAGATAAAGGTAAAGAGAGCGGAACTGTCAGCAGAGTTTAAAGATAAGGACTCTGTGCTTGCAAACAACCTTGAGAAGATAAAAGAAGCACTACTCAAGTATTGCGAGGAGCAAGGTGTAGAAAGTGTTAAGACATCAGCAGGGCTGTTTTATAGATCAGTTAAGACTAGGTACTGGACTAGCGATTGGGAGTCTATGTACAAGTTTGTTATGGAGAACGAGGTACCAGAGTTCTTTGATAAACGTCTTAACCAAGGTAATGTTCGGCAGTTTTTGGAAGATAACCCCGACCTTGTACCAAAAGGTCTTAACGTAGATTCAGAATTCGCTATAGCGGTGAGGAAAAAATAATGAAAGATAAGGAAGTATTTGTACCCATAGAAGACATAGCCGCGTATTTTACTGTGTCTCACCACACAGTACGTCAGTGGATACGCAAAGGACACATTGCCCGTGGAGCCTACATAAAAGCAGGTAACACTTACAGGTTTAAGCTTTCAGATGTCCTTAACTCGTTACTGTCTAATGGCGCTACGGTTGACCCAACAGAGGAAGGTGCTAAAGCTACAGTGCGCTCCTCGCAAAAAGAGGCTGAAGAAAAGGTAAAAAGTTACACAGAGAGAAAAGAAGCCGCTTCTCCCGCAGAGATGGAAGATTTGTTCGACGAGGACATGTAGTGTGCGTCGAATTAGTTTGTACGGTAGTAAGTTTTCTATTGTAGTTGGTAACGAAACAGCTATTATAGAAGAAGACTCTAAGGACATCATAGTTGTCAATGCGGCTCCTATCTCACGCTCATACTTTGAGAATGCTTACGACCCTAACAGGTCATTGGCACCAACGTGTTGGTCAGCAGATACGCAAAGACCCTCTGTAGATGTACCCCAAGAGAACAAGCAAGCCACCCGTTGTATGGATTGCCCACAGAATATACGTGGGTCAGGTAGTAATCGGGGACGTGCTTGTAGGTTTGCCCAACGGATAGCTGTAGTGTTTGAAGGTCAGTTAGACGAGGTATACCAACTACAGTTACCTGCTACCTCTATATATGGTAGGGGTAACGGTGGACACATGCCGATGCAAGACTATGTTAAGTTCTTGTCTAGCAGAGGTTCTGTAGCAACTCGCATTGTTACGCGAGTATATTTTGATGAACAAAGTCCGATCCCTAAACTTTATTTTAAACCGATACGTTCATTGAACGAAGGCGAGGCAGATAAGGTTTCAGAGTTAAAGAACCACCCCGATACATTGAAGGCGATAAGCCTAGATGTGTTTGCGGAACCTAAGTCTCCATTTTCAGGCGTAGAAGGTTTTGAATTAAACGCAACCAGTAAAGGAAATTAGTATGAGTTATATTATTGAAAACGTAGAAATACTTTACCCACGAATTAACCAACCGTATAAGTTTGACCAAGCGGCAGGTGAAAACGGTAAGAGTGTACCTTGTGACCCATTTGATGACGGCGCTAAATACGAGACTAAGTTTCGTATGGATAAAGACCAAGCCAAGGCTCTCTATGGGCAGATGGACGCCGCTTACCAAAAGGCTAAAGAGAAAGGTTGGCCTGAGAAGATTGACTTTCCGTTCGAGAAGCAAGAGGATGGTTCTTTTGTAGGTAAGGCAGTACTCAAAGCCGCATACGGTAAGGACGCTACTAATCCTCCGAAGCAGTTCGACGCTAAGAGTAAAGAGTTACCAGAAGACTTTAAGCTAACCACAGGCAGTACCGCTAATGTCGCTGTTACTTTCTACCCTTACAATATGCGTGATGCAGGTGTATCTGTTCGCTTACGTGCTGTACAGGTTATCAAGTACTTACCTATGGAAGCCGCTTCACCGTTCGGTGTTGTAGCAGATGGATTTGAGATGGATAGTGATAACCCATTTGAAACCGTTACTGCTAACGTAGCTTCAGCACAAGTTAACGCTGACCAAAAACCTGCTGTAGTATCTGATGACTTGTTTGGAGATGATACCGTAGAAGAAGCCCCTGTAGAACAGCCAAAGAAAACCGCTAAGAAGAAGTCCGTAGCACCAAAAGAAGAAGACAAAGACTTAGCATCCATCGTTGATAATTGGGACGGTTAAAACCTCCCCCCTTACTTAAATAACCTGTAGCTAGGATACTTTTCCGAAAAGGGTGCGTCTGCACCCCTGCTACCTTACCTCTCGGATGCGGATATGAATACTAAATCATTTTTGCAAAGGGCTTTAGCCGACAGCGGTTCCTACTGTATTTGGGCGCATAACAAGAAGACTGATCGTATACACCAGAAGTTTTATTCGACTGTAGATCAGTTAATAGATAAGGCGGACGAACTAAATACAGAGGGCTATGATTGCTACTTCGCTCTTGCAACATTTAAAGAACCTACCTCACGGAAGGTTACGAACGTACACAAGCTACAATCTTTCTATTTTGATATAGACTGTGGAGATGTTAAGGACAAGGAGGACAAGGGGTATCTTACACAAGAAGACGCCATAGTAGCCCTACAAGACTTCTGCAAAACTCTAAGTTTACCTACCCCTGTGTTAGTTAATTCTGGTAGAGGTGTACACGTATACTGGAACTTGTCCGAGCCTATAATATATGATGATTGGTTCCCTGTGGCTACTAGGCTAAAGGCTCTTACCAAGACGCATGGGTTAGTTTGCGATCATTCTGTTACCTCCGATGCGGCTAGGATACTACGTATACCTTCTACGCATAACCACAAGACTACTCCCCCTACGGAAGTAGGATACTTCGGTAACACTAACCAGAGTTTAGTTAACTTCGATGCTTTCTCTGAACTGCTTGGATATGACTCGATACCAGTTCCCGAACGTATGGTGGAAGAGTTTAGCGCGGTGGTGCAGGGGCTCTACAATAACAGAGAAAACTACTTTAAAGATATTATTGCTAAGACTAGTAAGGGAGAGGGCTGTGCTCAGATAGCACATGTCTTAAAGAACCCTAACGAGGTTAGTGAACCTTTGTGGTTTGACGCTGTGTCTATTATTAAACACTGTGTAGATGGTGGGAGAGAAGGCGCACATAAAATATCGCGGGGATACGATGATTACGATCCCGCGGAAACAGATAGTAAGTATGATACAACTAAACATGTTCACAGGTGTGATACTTTCAATGACAACAGGCCGGACGTGTGTACAGACTGTAAGCACTGGGGCAAGATCGGTTCTCCTATAGTACTAGGGCAACGGATCAAAGAAGCAGATGAAGAAGATAACGTAGTAGCTATGGAAACAGGCTCTGGGGATAGCAAGGTATATACCATACCACCGTACCCTAAACCTTATTTCCGTGGGGCTACTGGGGGCGTGTACCTACGCACCAAGACAGAAGATGGAGACATAGACGAGAGGTTGGTCTATCACAACGACTTATATGTCGTTAAGCGTATACAAGATGTCGAATCAGGTGAGGGTATAGTTATGCGCCTCCACTTACCTATAGATGGGGTCAGAGAGTTTACTGTACCACTCACAGCCGTTACTTCTAAAGAAGAGTTCCGCAAGCAGATGGCCGCACACGGGGTGGCTGTAACTAAGATGGATGATATTATGAATTACACGACTAGGTGGGTAAACGAGTTACAAGCTACTACCGCTACTCAGCACGCCCGTAGGCAGTTTGGGTGGACTGGGGATGACTTTAAGTCCTTTGTACTAGGGGATAAAGAAATATTTGCTGACCACATAGAGTCTAACCCCCCATCTACGCCTACCAGAGACTTGTTTCATGCCTTTGAGCCAAGTGGCACTATGGAAGAGTGGAAGGAGATGGTTAACTTCTATAACCGAGATGGGTTTGAACTGCACCAGTACATAGTAGCTACAAGCTTCGGTTCCCCTTTGATGGCACTGAGTCCTATAGCTTGTTCTGGATTCCATGTACACAGTACTGAATCCGGTCTAGGTAAGACTACAGCTATGTACGTAGGGGCTTCGGTGTGGGGCAAGCCAAAAGAATTGGTGATAGACAAGAATGATACGCAAAACTCTAGGATGTTACGTGGTGAGGTATACCATAACTTACCCCTCTACATTGATGAGATGACAAACGCCAAGCCAGAAGAACTTTCAGACATGATCTACCAACTCTCTGGGGGTAGGCAGAAAAACCGTATGGCAGGTGGAGGTAACACCGAACGTGCTAGGGGAGAGCCTTGGAGTCTGTTAACGGTTACAACAGGTAACACTAGTATCATTGAGAAAGTTAGTATGGCTAAAGCTATGCCGAAAGCAGAAGCCCAGAGGATGCTAGAAACAAAGGCTAAGAAGTTGTTTGACGAGGCAGAGACTAAGCACCTTACAGATGTACATGCCAAGAACGCGGAAATAATCTACGGCCATGCAGGAATTATATACATACAATACCTTATAGATAACCTAGAAGACGTTAGGATACTGCTAGACAGAGTTCAGAAAGCTATAGATAAGGAAGCAGGACTGAAAGCAGAGAACCGTTTTTGGTCGGCAGGAGTAGCATGTACTATTACAGGGCTTATGATAGCTTATAGGCTAGAACTACTACCTTACTTACCCAAGAAGCTAATGAACTATTCATTGGGCTTACTAAAGGAGAACTTACGGAGCGTAGGAGAAATGGGATCGTCTGTACAGGAAACACTAAACAACTACTTACACGAGAACTGGGGTAGCATATTAAAGATACGTAGCACTGATGATTTACGTAGTACACAAGACAATGGGCTAGATGCACTGGTAATACCAGAGGTTGATCCCAGAGTTCGTCTGGTGGGTAGATACGAGACAGATACAAAGATGTTATACCTTACCCCCAAGCCCCTAAAAGCATGGTGCGGTAGACAGGATATAACCTATAGTTCGTTCTTAGCAGATTTGATATCGCATATGGCGGCAAAGAGCATAACTATGAGACTAACTAGGGGTACCTCTACCCAACTACCTCCGTCTCGCGTAGTGGCTATAGACTGCTCTAAAACTCCTTTAGATGAGCCTACTGCTGATGCTTAGATTGGATGACCTAGACCCTGACGGGGTTAAGGTAGTAGTGGACTGGGGCAAGATGGTGGTAGGAGCCTCAGTCTTTATACCCTGTATAAACACACAAAAAGCTATTACACAGTGCAAAAATATATTTAAACGTAAGTGTTGGCAATTAGAGATTAGAGTTATAATACAGGATGACAAGTTAGGAGTACGCGTCTGGCGTACCCTATAGCAGTTCAACCCTTTCTCCCTGTTCGTTTCCGAGGCGGCAGGGAGTTTTTTTAATCGAAAAAGCCCATTGTATATTCTTCTCGTTCCGCCTCTAGAACGCCCTTCATCATAGGACTAAGCGTAGTTCCGTTGTGCATCTTAGCCGTTGTCCTTTGGTGACCTGCATAAGACCGCTTTAAAGAATCATAGGTTATCGCGGCAGTTGGATGTTCCTCACCGAACTCCATTATTTCTTGAAAAACCGCAGCACTCTCAGGGTAATCCCCTTCCCTACGAGCCTGATAGTATCTCTTCATTAGCTTAGATCGTTCTTTAGTAACTGCTCCGCTAATACGTTGCTCTACGTTAGTTTGTTCTTGAGCAAACGTGTACCCTGCCGGAGGAAATCCGACTATACCTGCAAAGAAATCTCCGGCAGTGACATCATCGTATATTACATCTCCACGCCTAGTCCGCATACCGCCTTCTTTTTGAAAACGCCCTATAGGGCTGTTCCTTAAAATGTTTGTAAGTCCTGCGGGCAACGCACTTTCTATACCTCGCTCTACCTCACCATCAGAGAAGTCTTTAACAGAACGAGCACCACGTAATATAGTACTGGCTGCGGGGCCACCAAAGTAATGAAAGAAAGACTCTTCTAGAGATGGGTCTTTAGAGTATCTGTTAGCTTCAAACAAGAGACTATTCAACCTAACACGTTTTGAGAAATCTACTCCTAGCGCGGCTACTGCTGGCCCTTTATACCAACCTTCTCCAAAGTACTTACGTACTACAGT